ATAAAAATTTTGAACATAATGTCTCCTCCTAAAAAATAGTAAAGAAATGTACAGATAAGATTATTGATGATCTTTCCGGTATGCTTCCATGAATTGGGCAACTGCTTTACAGGCGTCTATGGTAACTGCATTATAAAGAGAAATACGGCAGCCGCCTACGAGTCGGTGGCCATTGACGCCGATAAAGCGGTTTTCTTTTGCTTTCTCAATGAAATCTTTTTCCTCATCGGCAGAAGAAAGGTTGAAAGTAATGTTCATACGGCTTCTGTCTTTTTTTACGGCATGCCCTTTATAAAATCCGTTGCTTTTGTCGATGATGTCGTAAATCAATTTTGCTTTTTCCTTGTTTCTTTTTTCAATGATATCCAGTCCGCCTTGTTTTATTATCCAGTGGAGCATCTTGTTCAATGTGTAAATGCAGAATACCGGCGGCGTATTGTAGGAGGAATTTTTTTCAATAAATGTTTTGTATTGAAGGAAAGGGGGGATATCGGTACGCGCCGTTTTTGCAAAATCCTTTTTAAGAATGACAAGAGCCATACCGGCGGCGCCCAGGTTTTTCTGTATGCCTGCCCAAATCATGTCGAAGCGGTTGAAATCTATGCGGCGGGAAAGGATATCAGAGGACATGTCACAAATGATAGGGATATCTACTTCCGGAAATTTCCAATATTCCGTGCCATAAATCGTATTGTTTGTTGTAATGTGGAGATAATCTGTTTTCGGCTTTATCAGGCAGTCTTCGGGAATGTAGGAATAGTTTCGATCTTTGGAGGAGTTTGCATCATATACTTCTCCGAAGAACGCAGCGGAATCACGAGCTTTGTGTGCCCACACGCCGGTATCTGCGTAAGCGGCGCGGGTGTGGAGGAAATTATAACTTTCCATAAGGAACTGCATGGTGCCGCCACCTTGAATGAATACGATTTCATGATCCGGTGTAAGCTTCATGAGATCGAAAAGCAATGACTTCGTTTCTTCTATGACGGATTGAAATTCTTTGGAGCGGTGGCTCATCTCAATAATTCCCATCCCAGTGCTTTTGAAATTTGTCATCTCATCCCGGATTTCTTCAAGCACTTCCAGTGGCAACGGAGAAGGGCCGGCATTGAAATTATAGACTCGATTCATAAAAGAGACCTCCTATACTTTATAAACACAAAAAGAGAAGCGTCCCATGGGACGAGCTTCTCTTTTCTCGCGGTGCCACCCAATTTAGCAGAAAACCAAAAGGGGCAAAGTATCCTGTGTAATAAAAAACGCTCTTCATCCTCTAAGGGACGAGAGCACCCGCGATACCACCCAAATTGCTTTTCAGCCATCTTTAATCTGCTGTAACGGGCATACCCGATAGATTCATCATCTACCACTCTGAAGCGGAACGACAATTGTTTGCTGATGGTTTCCACCGTTCACCATCTCTCTGGAGAGCTTGCAAAAGCGCTTCTTCATCCTTGTGCATAATGTATTAACATGAGTATAGACGGACGTAGTAACTCTTGTCAAGTCTGTTTATAATATTCTTGAAAAGATGACAGGAAGGAGCGGAAAGGCAGCGGAGAGCACTTGAAAAAAATAATGAGATAAGGCATAATAAGCTTATCCGAATATGGGCGATTAGCTCAGCTGGGAGAGCGTCTGCCTTACAAGCAGAATGTCGGCAGTTCGATCCTGTCATCGCCCACCATACCATGCAAAATCGAACTATTTATCTTCACAGGATTTGTGAGGATAGGTAGTTCTTTTTTGTAGTTATACTGAATTTCTATATAATCGGGATAAATAATAACTCCACGGACAAGTGATGAGAGCAATATGCTCTTGAACTTGTCCTCTTTTTTTATTCTGTGCGCAACTGCATGGAAAAAGAAGCGGATCATATTTTCGTCTAACTTAAATGCAGACTTTTGAAGTTCTGCTTCTGAGAGGTCTTTTTTCAGGTCTTCAAGGCGCTTTTCATATTCAGGGATATTCTTCATTATATTATCGGACACAAGACCGTTTTCTACAGCTTGAATGCAGTTTTTGAGTTTCTTGGATGTGTCCTTGATTTGTTCTTTGATGGAGTCGATAATAGCATCTTCCTGCTTCTTGTCTTGTAAGGCGACGGCCTGCTTGGCTATGAGCTTGATCGCTTCATCATCAGATAGGATTTTTATTGTTGTATCACAAATGAGTTCTTCTAGTTTATCAGCACGTATATTTTTTGTCTTGCAGGATTTATTCTGTCTGCGTCGGCTTGCACAAGCGTAATAATAATAGGATTCCTTGTTCATTGATTGACCGGACATGCCAATCATTTTTGAACCACAATTTCCGCAGAAGAGCTTGCCGGAGAGTAGATAATTATCACTGCAAATACGGATCCTTGACTGCTTGCGAAGCTTCAGACGTTCCTGCATGGCATAAAATGTTTCTTTACTGATGATAGCGGGAACGCCTCCTTCTATACGGATATTTTTCCAGAAGAAAACACCTGCATACCGTTCGTTGCGGAGAATAGAGGTTAAGCTATTATTGGTAAAGGGCTTGTTTATTGCAGTCAAATAGTGTCGGTTATTTAATTCCTGAACGATGGAAGCTGTACGGTTTCCGTCGAGTGCCATTTGAAAGATTTCCCGAACGATAAAGGCCTTATTTTCGTCAATAATGAGGTGTTTATTTTCATCAAGCTTATATCCCAGTGGTACTATGCCGCCAGGCCATTTACATTCCAAAGCATTTTCGGTCATGCCGCGCATGACGTTTTCCGCCAGCTCCACGGAATAATATTCAGCCATGCCTTCAATGACAGATTCCAGTAGAATACCGGATGGATCATCCGCTATATTCTCCATCGCGGAGATAACTTTAATTCCATATTTCTTCAGGCGGTGTTTATATTGCGCACTATCGTACCGGTTGCGGGCAAACCGATTGAGTTTGTAAACCAGAACGTAGTCAAAAACTTGTTTGGCAGCGTCTTTTATCATCATCTGAAATTCGGGACGTCGGTCAGTCTTGCCGGTCATAGCCCGGTCACTATAAATTTTCAATATAGTGATATCATTACGTTTAGCGTATGCTGAGCATTCCCTGATTTGCCCTTCTATAGATTCTTCACGCTGTCTATCTGAAGAGTAGCGGGCATAAATAACGGCAGTTTTTGACATAAAAATAAGACCTCCTTATGTTCTGCAGGGGGCCGAGTATGTTATAATGTAAACATAATCGGCCTTGGTTGGGTGATTATAATAGCAGTTTGGTACTGGTAATACCGGCTGCAGCCCCTGTCATATTTTGCGATATGGCAGGGGGATTTTTAATTTAGTTTTCTTTTAACTTATACTGGTGGATATAATTTTTAGGGAGAGCCGGAGCAAGTCCATTGTCTATGATGACTGCAATCAGATCCTTCTTCAGGCCCTTTGTGGAAAAGCCGGCATCTGCCAGGATTTTCTGCAGGTCCGGTTTGTGCAGCTTATTCAATTCTACCTCATTGGAAACATCCACAAGCTGGGCGTAATTACCTGGATTTACGAAGTCTCTGACGAAATCTTCTTTTGTATATCCATTTGGCTTTTCCTTATACAAAGATTCATATGTGATGCCTCCGACGTAAATCTTTGCTTCATAAAGAATCGTCTTTACGAATAGTTCTTCTGAAGGTCCATACAAAGATTTAATAATCGGTACGGCCCCTTTATCTATGGTATCCAGCATGATTTGTGCACAAGCTCTGGCATCTGACAGTGATTCATGGTGATCCAGGCTCAGATTGAGGTAGGCGCAGATCGTATCCAGCTTATGGTTTGGGAGCTTTCTATAAATGTACCTGGCACTTTGTAAGGAATCGGCAAAAATCAGAGGCTTGTCTAGGGTAATCCTTTCCGTTTTGGCGGTATGTAGCAGGCAACCCATATCAAATTGTGCATTGTGTGCCACCAGGAGATAACCTTTTATGAAATTATGAAAGGCGGATTCATAGAATTCCTTAAACGTGGGAGCGGTACGGACCATTTTCCAGGTGATTCCGTGAACCTTTGTATTTGTGAATTTTGTCTCCGGCGGTTTAATCAATGATGTGATGCTATCAGTGGTTTTCCCGTTTTCCACTTTGACAGCGGAAATGCTGCAGATTGAATACGGCTGGGCATTGGCGGTTTCTACATCGAACGCTACAAAACTATCCATTGGCACTCTATATTCATTGGATACAGGGAGGTCGACTCTGGCAAAGCCGTTAATTTCAACAAGTCTAAACGGAGCCAGCTCATAAGACTTCATTGGAGCTTCTGCTTCCAGAGCCTCTTTTTTCTTCTTTTTATAATACCAAATAGCAAAGATGATAATGATTAAAATCAAGGAACCCATAATCTCACCTTATTTCTTTTCTTCAGTTGAATAAATTGATTTGGTACGCAACGGCATTTTGCCAAATCGTAAAGGGAACAGCCTTCATGTTCGGCGAGGTATGCATCATTCAAGAGCAATTCCACTGCAAATTGATTTGCCAGATGTTCTACAAGATCAGCATTGACACTCATAGTATAGGTCTTAAGCCATTGGGTGTTTTCATTGGGAGTGCAAAGAGCATGACCAAGTTCGTGAGCACAGACAAAATTCAGTAAATTCGGAGGCGTGCGCTTGTCATCAATGATGATAAATTTTGAACGTTTATATTTTAGGTAGTTGCCAAACTTACCGCCTAAGTCCGCATATACAATACGAATATTTTTATATGCAGCGAGCCGAAAAGGATCATCTGTTTTGTACCGGCGGATTAGGGCGGCAACTTTTTGCTGCACATCCATAAGTATCATTCCTTCCGGTATTTCTTCGGAGTGTATTTCTTTTTTGCGATTTTTTTGGCCTGAATCATAGCAGCCTTGATGGTGGCTTTAAAAGCTTCCAGGTCTTCTATGTCGTTGTCACCTTCATATGCGGCAGAGGAAACAGAGTTCATCATATCTTCCAAGTCTGACTCTATTTCCCGTTCATCGCGGCGGGTTAGTTCTGGTCCATTATCTTGCTTATCCCATCCCATTAGATATGCCGAGGAAGTTCCTAATGCTTTTGCAAAATTTTCTAAGGCAGAAATTGCAACATTATTGATGTTTCCTGATTCATATCTTTGCACTGTACCTTCACTCAAACCAACTTTGGTAGCTAATTCAAGGAGAGTCATGTTGTTTTCTTTTCTAACTTTTTTTATTCTTGCACCAATCTTACGATTGATTATATTTTTATCCACAGTTTGCACCTCCCTAAAAGGATATTATCATAAATTTGTATATCATGCAAGAATATAGTGCGCTAAATAAAAAAACTTGTATGATGTGCTTGACAATTTAAAAACCATAGGGTATTCTAATCATAGAAATCTTGCATGAAATGCAAGATTAAGGAGGGGGTGATAGTTATGAACCGGCAAAAGCTTAAAGGGAAACTCTACGAGGAAGGGAAAACCTATAAAGATTTAGCTGAATTACTTGGTAAATCAGTAACGACTATTTCTAACAAGATGAATGGGGTTAGTGAGTTTGATTGTGCTGAAGCTTGCATAATCAGTAAGTGGCTCATGCTTTCGTCGAAAGAAAGTATTGATATTTTTTTAGGCTAAAACTTGCACATTATGCAAGAAAAGGAGGTGCACGGAATGTATACGCTGATGTGGTACATCCAACAATACGTTTATAGCCATCCAGAAGAATACTGGCGGTGGTTGAAAGAGAATGGAGGTGACACAAATGGTTAAAACTAAGCGACGCTACAGATGGAAACGTATTGCCATACTGGTAGCGGCGCTGATATTCGGAACCGTCTTCTTGCCATCTTGCTGGGATACATTCTTTAGCGAACCAAGGTATATCGAATATCACAAGGTGGTTAGTGAGAATGAAACACTTTGGGATATCTGCTCCAAGGTTAATCAAGATCGGGAAGATGTTCGCAAGGTGGTATACCGGGCGATGCAGGACAACCACATTTCTGATGCCGGACAGATTCAAGCCGGTCAGGAGTTAATTATTCGCGTAAAGGAGGCAAGATAATGATTGGATACAAAGGATTTGATCAAAATTGGAGATGCCGGGGTAAGCAGTACGAAGTAGGGAAGACCTACGAGGAAGAAAAAGCTGTTCTTTGTCAGGAGGGTATGCACTTTTGCGAAAATCCATTTGACGTATTTATGTATTATTCTCCGGGTAATAGAGCGCGATATGCGGAAGTGGAAGCCGATGACATTTCGCCGGAAAAAGATATCGACAGTAAACGGGTATGTAAGAAACTGACGATTAAGGCGGAACTTAATATTATAGGCATTGTCAAAGCCGGAATGGCTTACATTAAGGAACATATAGATGTTGAAAAAATAAAAGAAAAAGTCTTATTGAACAGTTCAACAGCAGCCA